CTGACGCGCCGGAGCTGACGCGCCGGAGCTGACGCGCCGGAGCTGACGCGCCGGAGCTGACGCGCCGGAGCTGACGCGCCGGAGCTGACGCGCCGGAGCTGACAAAAGTATTTTCCGAAAGGTATAGACAGAGGGAGGAAAAGTCTTTATCTTATCGGCAGTCGGTTGCGAGTCGAAGCGGGTTCCGCGAGACGCAAGCGGCAAAACTCGGTGTCGGTAAAAAGTTATTATGTCCAGCGAAATCCTCTTCTCTAACATTGGCCGCCGTTTCAAGTCCATCACCTGCCTATACAAGCCGGAAGAGTCCCATTCGGGACTTCACAAAGTCGGGGTCAATGGAGACGACCTTTGCGCCGTGCGGACGGTGCAGAATGGAACGGTCAAACTCTCGAAAGAGGGTAACGTGTATGTCGCCGGATTCTCTCCGGAGAAAGGAGGTCACGCCTGTTTCACTAGCAAGGACGACCGCATCAGGAAAGTCATCGCCGCCGAATGGGCCGACTGAAAAGTCGGAAAGGTAGCACGGGGGCTTGCCGAAAGGCAAGCCTTTTTTTTTGCTTTCGTGAAAATATTTTCGTTGACGCTCTCCCCTCCCCCGTGATACACTCCCCCAATTTTCAAAAAAAAAAAAAATATTCAAACGGAATCAGAGGGGAGGGTGTCCACAAACAATACATCCCATCCCTATAAACTACTCGTTATATAAGTAACCCCGGCGCTAGAGAGTAAATGTCCCCAGAATTAATCCTTAATGTCAAAAAATGGGCGGAGGTGTTTCCTAATTTAGGTGTTTTTATAAAGGGGCTATAAATATGTATAAAAATAAACAAATACGCTTTTGTATTAGATTCAAGTATAATAAAGAGTATATATGGCTAAAAATCATGTGCATAAAAAAGATACCAGTCAAATAGTTGTCCAAAGAGACAAGATTAAAGATGCTTTAGATATTAAAGAGCTAGTGTGGACAGAAAAACAAAAAAACTTTATTGAAGCCGCGCTTGATAAAGAAACTAAAATTATGTTTGTTAATGGCCCCGCCGGGTCGAGCAAATCTATTCTCGCCACGTACTGCGCGCTCAAATTGCTCAACGAAAAGAAAGTCTCAGACATTATTTATATCCGCTCCGCTGTAGAAAGTTCAGATAGTAAGTTAGGATTCCTTCCTGGCGATGCTGATGAGAAGCTTCATTTCTATAATATACCATTCCTAGAGAAGTTAGATGAGCTATTAAATAAAAGCGCTGTAGATAAGCTAGAAAAAGAAAAAAGAATATCTATGTATCCAGTTAATTATGCTAGAGGCATGAGCTGGAATGTAAAGTGTGTTATATTTGATGAGGCTCAAAATTCAACCTTCAAGGAATTGGTTACTGTATTAACGCGGCTAGGTAAATATACTAAATGCTTCGTATTAGCGGACCCCATGCAGACTGACTTACCGGCTTTTAAGTCGGGCGGCTTTGAAGCCTGCTATAAACTCTTTGAAGATGAAGATAGTGCTAGAAACGGCATTAAAACATTTAAATTCGAAGAAGAAGATATTATGCGTTCTGATTTGGTGAGATTCTTAGTTAAGAAGTTTAAACAAATCCAACCCAATCCACAAAAATGAAAATATTTTGCCAAAAATGCGGAAGTGGATCAGAATATAGCGCCGAGAAGCCTAAGTTCTGCTCTGCGTGTGGAAATTCGTTTTCTTTACTCATTAAAGCCGCCGATGCATCTCCTAAAGTATTAAGTCAGATTAAAAAACCCAGGGCTAGATTTGATGATAATAAAGTCGAGCCCGAAGTGAGTCGCGAATCCGTAAATTTTGAAGATGATGATGATTATGATACGAACTATGAGTTTCCAGAGGGATTTTCTTTAGCAAACATTACTAAACTGGATGTAGATATAGAAAAACCTTCTATTACTAGTACTAGAATAGATGTTGATCCAGCATCAAACAAAATTAGAGTAAAAGAATCAAGGGATCTTTAACGATTGCAAAACAAAAATATTAACGACGAACTGTTTGAAAAGAATCTAGATTTAATAAATCAGGAGATTGCCAAAAGGAGATCAAGATGGAATCTTAAGATTTTAGCTTGGATGGATTTTGAAGATGTCTCTCAAATAATCCGGCTCCATATATATAAGAAGATTCATCTATATAATCTCAATCAACCCATCTTACCTTGGGTGAATCGCATCATCTCAAATCAGATGAAGAATATGATTAGAGATTATTATGGTAACTTCTCTCGTCCGTGTTTAAAATGCAGCGCCATGCAAGGTCAAGAAGGCTGCGCTATCTATGATAAGCAATGTAGCGACTGTCCTTTGTATAGAAATTGGGAAAAGACAAAGAAAAGAGCTCACGACGCAAAGCTCCCCGTATCTATAGAGAGTCATTTGTACGAAATCGGCCAGAAGAGCGACGACTCCTTGAATGTAGAAGATTCTTTTCGTAAGATAAAAGACCAAGTAAAGCCATTCTTAAAACCTGTTGAGCATCAGGTCTTCATTGGTTTATATATTGATAATCATTCTGAAGAAAAAATGGCTAAGCTATTGGGATACACTATTAAAGACAAAATCTTAGGAGTTAAGAATGTAAAGTTAATAAACAAGAATCTTATTAAGAAAATTAAAGTAAGTATTTATAATGGCGGTATAGACATCTATTGATTATGCTTACCGAAGAACAAAAGCTAGCTATTCTTACAACTAAAGATAAGAATCCTAAAGTATCTTTAAATGAACTTGTAAATGCTGCTTATCCTACTCAACTAGAGTTGGACGGACGCTCCAAAGAGGGTCGAGAGGTGAGAGCGTTTCTTACCGAGAAGAATATCCTCGCGCGCGCGAGCCACGAATACACAAAAAAAGAAAAACTCGAATTTACTGACGAACAAAAAGAATTTATTACAAATAATTGCAAAATAATGAAGGCTTTTGAGCTCGCTCGAGTATTATTTAATAATCCAAAAATTTCTAACTTGCATAATGAGACAAAAGCTGTGCAGGAGTTTCTCAAGGTCTTGCCCGTCAGGGAAACTCAGGGAGAAATTGAGGACAACGAAATTTCTAACGAGTTTAAGCCGCCCAAGACCTTAGATAGAGCGCTTGCTAGGATTAATAAGTACGTTATGGATGGGTTCGACAAGAATAATCTAAAACCACTCCATAAAAAATGCATAACCGCATTTATCAACTACATGCATACGCATCGAATTGCGTATCAGATGGGAGTTTACTCAGATGATCGGGACAAGCTACTTTTTGAAAGCTCTTTCGTAAGATATACGTACGATAAGCCAGATCTGACTCAAGAAGAGGTTGACCAGTACATCGTCCTTTGCACGGATATAGTAATCGGAGCTACGATTCAGAGAAGAATAGAGATGCTACAGGAATTATTGGACGAATCCGCTCTCGACTCAGAGGGAAGGAAAATATCTATGTCCTTGGTCGAATCAATATCCACAGGTCAGACAGAATATAACCAATGCGTTAATAGACAGCAGAAATTATTGTCTGATCTTAAGGTGAAGAGGTCTGATAGGTTAGAAAATCAAATTAAAGAGACGGCCAGTATTTTAAACCTGGTCGCACTATGGAAAGATGAAGAAAATAGGAATAATATGGTCAGACTCGCTGAATTAAGAAAAGGAGCATTAAAGAACGAGATAGTGCGTCTATCTTCTTTGGATGAAATTAAATGCAAGATCTTAGGAATTAGCGAGGATGAAATATTAAATGGGTAACATTACTTGTAAAATCTGCAATGAGGTATTTGCCGAAGATTCTAATCTACATAGGCACTTAAAGGCTCATAAAATTAGAATCGAGGACTATTACGTTACTCACTTCCCTAGGAAAGACCTATTTGATGATGCGCCTATTAAATTTAAGAATAAGGAGCAATATTTTAGTACGGATTTTAATGGTAGACTGAATCTAAAAAAATGGATCAAGGAAAAACCTGAAGAGGAGGTTAAGTCTTACATTAAAGACCTACTAATCAGACGCAAAGAGAAGAAAGGTATTAAATATTCCCCCTGTCAGGTAGAACTTAGATCTTTAATTACTCCACCTATAAAAGTTTATAATAAATTTTTTAAAAACTATTACAATCTTTGTTCTGAATTGGGCCTGATAAATAAGTTCGATAATTTTAACAAGATTGAGGTTGACGAGTCTCAAGATTTTACTTCTTGTAAGATTTTTGTAGATTCCAGAGAACAGAGGCCTTTAGTCTTCTCTAGAGCATCTGAAATGGTCGGTCTTAAATTTGGAGATTATACTTTTAGCAACTCTGCCTCTACTGGCAACTGTTATATTGAAAGAAAATCTGTTAATGATCTGATTGGTACTTTAAGCGGGGGATACGAGAGATTTATAAGAGAAATTGAGAGAGCTAAGGCTAATGGAGCATATTTAGTTATCCTTGTAGAAGAATCATTTAACAATTGCATGGGTTTTA